TGTCGATCACATTGAAGGCATACGGGTCATTGCGAACCGCTGCCCGAGAGCGCGAACGCAGGTTGCGCAGTGCCGGGGTGTTGATGCTGTTGACTCCGTTGTCGGGAGCATCCCAGCCAGTGGATCGGCGGCCCTCTCCGGCGCCTTCGTAACTGGCCTTGATGTTCGACGGCAGCACGAATCCATTACGGGTTAGCGTCGGATAGTGACGGGCCATTACACGCCTTTGCCTCCGTGGTAGAGCCTAACCACGCGTGAGCGCGGGCCGGCTGCATTGATCAGCGAGGACCGAATTTCCTCACGAGCTTTGAGCAGCTCGTCGACGGTGCGGTACTCCACGGTGCGGTCGGTATAGCGCACGGTTTTCTCACCGCGAGCGATGGCCGCCTCAACGGCGTCGAGGTGCTTTTGGGTAAACGACATATCAGCGTCTCTTCAGGTAGCCGCTGCTGGAGCTGCGGCGTTGAGGTGGCGGTGCTACGGGTCGCGAGTGCACGACCGGTGCAGCAGTGTTTTGCGGAGCCGTTTGCGGTACAGCCACGGGGGTGGGCTGCCCAAGGTTGCTGACACGCTCGCCCTGAACAGGCTTGATGCCCAGCGCGTCGTCGAACAAACCGGACTGCGCCAAGGACTGACGCACCCGTTCCCAGTCGTGTTCCTTGTAGCGATTGAGGCCCAGGTAATGAGCCATGGCCAGGCAGTACACCATCAGGTCGAGGGCTTCGTTACGCTCGGCCTTACCCTTGACCCACTCGATCCGCTTGTGGCCACGTACGTAGCGCGCGATCTTGCGCTCTGCCACGCACTGATCGAAGAAGTCGTCCGGCAGGTCATTGGCAAAGTGCAATGCACCAGGTCCAGAATCGAACGGATAACGGTTGTAGATCCAGTCCTTCGCTGTGTCGGTACCGACGAACCACAGCTCGGCGCCGTTGCGTTCGGTCTGTCCTTTCCAGGTCACGTCGACCATCGAAGGGCGCTGGGCAATCACCGGCCTGCCGGGCTTGCTCGCCCCCTTGATGGCGAACACGTTGCGCCAACGGCGGACGCGGCAGAACTGATAAACCTCGTCGGTGTGGTGACCGCCGGAGTCGACAGCCGTCGCGAGAATGCCCAGGCCGACTCCGCACGGATGGCGATATTTAGCCTTGAGCAATTCGTCCAACGCCGCCCAGGTACGTTCGTCAGCGGGATCACCCGCGACAATCTGGAAGTCGACGACCCAGCGTTCCATGCCCACGCCCCAGCCCATCGCCATGAACTCCAGGCGGTTGGCCTGAACGTCGACAGCGCCAGTGAGCATCAGCACGGCGGACGGCAGCGAACCAAGGGTGAAGCCTTCCAACCGCGCCCGAGCTCTCAGCGTATCGGCCTTGGTTTGCTCTTGCGCGCTGTCCCAGACCTTCGCCAGGCGGGTGTTGTAGAACACCTGCATCGGCTCAAGGTCGCCTTTGGCCTGGGCCTTCTTGGCCTTTTCGAATTGCTTGGCCAGCGACTTCCAGTCCATCCAGCCGAGCGGCGAATACAGCGCATTGAGATGGAAGCCGACTGTCTCGCCATCACCTTCGCCATGGGCACGCCACTCGCCCTTGGCGAGCATTTCACCCTTGTGGTATTCGTCGATCAGCACGTCGCACTCAGGCCCGGCGCACTCGTAATGCACCACGCTGAAGTCCTTCGAGTAATGCAGTCGCTCCCATTCGAGGATTTGCATGTGCCCGCAGGTCGGACACGGCACGTAGTAGTAACGTTGGTCGCTGCCCTCGAACAGATCGGAGATCCGCGACGCACCCTTGATCGTCGGCGAGCTGGAGAAGTAAAACTTCGCATTGCGGCCGAACGTACTACCCCGTGTTTCCGCGAGCTCAATGGGGTCGCCCTCTTCGCCGATATCCACTTCCCAGCGGTCAATCTCATCGCCGTAAACGTAGCGCGCCGACAGCTCCGACAGGTTGGCGGCCGAGCCCGCCGTGGTGACGTACAACGATCCACCCTCGAACTCTTTGGTGTCCATGGTGTTGCGCGAATCTCGCGAGCGGCTGGATGCTACCCGTTCACGCAGTACCGGGGTGGCCTTGATGGTCTTGCCGATCCGCGAAGACACCCGCTTGGCCAGGCCCAGGCTCGGCAACAAGGTCAGGATGTTGGATGGCGCCATGTGGATCAAACCGCCGATCCAGTTCAAAGCGATCTGCGTTTTCATCAGCTGCGAGGCCACCATGGTGACTACGCGCTTGCAGGGGTGAGCCGGCGACAAACAGCGCATCGGCTCGCGGGCATACGGTGTTCGTGAGGTGCGGTACTGGCCGGGCTCGGCGGCGCCGGTGTCACGCGGAATGCGCATGTACTCGTCGGCCCACTCATCGACCCAGACGTCAGGGTCCGGATGCAGCCCACGAAAATACGCCTCCCGATACACCTCTGCACCGTTAGGGATTTCCGTGGGCATGGGATTAACTCGTGGTCAGGGCGTGTTCAAGATCCGCCGAGGACAAGCGCTCTGCATCCTCAAGCGAACGACGGATAGCCGCCGTCAGGTGCTTTTCGATTTGCCAGGGATCGGACATGACAGCGAGCTCCGGCGCGAGTTGTGGTGGCATGCCCAGCAACTGGTCACGCAACAGGCGGCCCGCGTTGAACGCACCCGTTTCCACCGCGACGCGTTCGACCAGGGTGCCCTGCTGTTTGTGAAAGTTGGCTTGCTCTTGCAGCGCCAGGTAGTGCTCCCGCAGAGCGCGAGATTTCTGAAAGTCCACCGCCTGCCCGGCTTGCGGCACCGCAGGTTCTTCGGCGGCAGTTTGAGCTTCCCGCTGAAGGCGAAGCCGGTCATGTCGCTCGGCGACGGCCGCTTTGCTTGGATCGGCAGACTCAGCCAACAACGCTTCAGTGGCTTCGAGGTCAATCTTGCCATCGTCAGTCAGCACCAACCGATCCTGATTAGCCAACTTGGAAACGTAGGATTTGGCCCAGCCACGCCGTGCGGCAAACTCCGTTTTGCTGATTACAGTCATGAAGGAATGTCCTGTTCACCTAATGAATACGGGGAGTTCACCTGTTCACCCCAGTTCACTAAGCTGGTGAACTGTCCGCTAACACTTTCCCGCGGGTTTGCGACCCCGTACCCCTCGAATAACCCCAGGGTCCCCGGCGATTTTCGGACGCCCGGACGGGAAACATTACCCCTGTTCACCCCCTGCAGGCGGCACTTCGCAAACGCCAAGCCGCTTCGCAGCCCAGCGCTCGTACAAGCCGATGGCGACATCCGCGCCGGCCATCGCAGTCAGGCAACCCAAACTGCCCGCCGCCCAGATCGACATGCCAGCAGCGATCATCAGCATCATCGCCGACACCCCGCAGGCAATACAGGCACCGGACCGCAGCGCCAGGCGTCGCAACAACACCCATCCCCGTGCCCCATCCTTGTCGGCCCGCCACATCTCGCCTGATACGCCGCCGACCAAGGCCAGGACGATCACTAACCAGATTGGCATCTCTGCCAGCGCTTGCTGCTCGTTCGTCATCGCCCTACTCCATAAACGCAAAAACCCGGCGCAATGGCCGGGTTTGGTGTGTGGTGCCTGCCGCTCTCTGCGGTCGCACCTATCGAAGATGGGTACTTTTTACAGGTGGATTCCGGTGGCAGCAACCCCACTTTAATGCCACCCGGTGAATAAGTGGGTAACGCAGGGTGAACGTCTAGCGAATGTCGGCGAATACAACACATCGGCTATCGCTTTTATTATCCCGTCCTACCTGTCCCACTATTCAGAGTCGAAGTAGGACAGCTACAGCCCCCTAAATTCGGGGCTCCGCCCTACTGTCCTACCTTAATTAACTTTTCCTTGTGTATAGAGAGAAAGCTAAAAGCACGCATGCGCGCCATGGGCGCGACTACGTGCCCGCTATGCTTACGTGTGCATGGTGCGGGCAAAGGTTGGACAGTAGGACAGCCCAGCAATGGCGCGGCCTGCACTTGTCCGACTGCATTAAATGGCAGTCGGACAAGGCCGGACAGTAAGACAAAGACGGACGGAGTGACGCCAGGAGTCATGCAGCCCTCTCCAGCAGCAGGCTATAGATGTGCAGGTGCGCTTCATGCAGACGCTGGTAGTAGGTGTCGCGCCCACAACCGCAATGGGCGTACCGCAGGCGCATGTCGGTGTCATGGTTGCAGTAGTGCTCACGCACGACAGTCACCAGTTCAGCATCAAGGTGCTTGGTAACGATCAACTCGATATCCAGCGAGCCTTCCAACGGCGCCCGAAATGCTCGCCGCCCGCGAATTAACTGGCCGTTGCTCTCCATCATCATGGCGACCATGTTCCCACCGGCGAGTCCGCCCTTGGTAAAGTCGCTGTGCAACTCTTCAGCCCACATGCGCAGCCGCGCATCGATCTCTTTAATCATCGAAGCACGGCTCCTCAAACTTTTCCTGTACCAGCGCCGATGCCCTGCCCCACCCATCGGGCTTCTTATACGCCCAAGGCCGTACGCCGCTCTTGGGCAGTGCTGGTTGCCGGACCTTACGCCACCCCAGCCGGTGCATGATTGCTCCGACTCGCATTTGCTCAGGCTTGCCCCAATGGCCAAAGTCCAACTTCAGCGCACCGGAGAGTATTTCGCTGCCAGTGGCGGTCTCGCCGATCTGAGACTCTTCCAGCCAGGAAAGGATTGGACCTTCCCACTCATCGACTACAAATCGCTCCTCTTGAGCCTGGGCAAACAGCGGCGCCTCTTCCCGGATGACCCACCAGATATCACCAGCCTCATAGCAAAACATCGCTTCAGCCCAGAGCTGGTCGCGGATTTCTCGAAGTTGCTCCAGGTCCACCTTGGTACACGCCACCGGCCAATAGCGACGGTTGCCCGTGGCATCCTTGAGATACTCGTCCTGGTTCGTGGTACCGGCGAACACACACTGGCGTGGCACGTCCATAGATCTGCGGCCATAGCTTTCGCGGTAGGTGTCGGTGGAGGCCGAGAAAAACTGCTTGGCCTTGGTCGACTCGGCCTTGTTGAAGCTGTCCAGCTCCCCCAGCTCAATGATCCATTTGCCGCGAATGGCTTGAAACGCCTCCTTGTCACCGAGGGTGAAAGGGGTATCCATAAACCATTCGCCACCCAGGATGCCCAGCGCTGTTGATTTACCGGCGCCTTGCGCGCCTTCAAGGATCATCACCGAGTCCGCCTTGCAGCCCGGTGACATCACTCGCCCTACCGCCGATACCATCCAGCGTTTACCGACCTTGCGGCTGT